AGCTCGCTCATCAACACGGCTGCCTGCTTTAGTATTTCTTTTTCCATTTCCAGCCGTTTAATCTGCGCTCTGAGCGACTGGATTTCACGTTGCTCTGGTGTCAGTGCAGGATTGTCCGGCGACACCCCGCTGACTTCTTCTTTGTACTGGCGTATCCATTTACGCAATTGGCTGGGGTCCAACTCCAGAGCGCGTGCAACCTCGATGGTTGACCGCTGATACTTAACGACCTGCTCAATAGCTTCCAGTTTGAATTCAGGAGAAAAACGGCGTTTGGTCTGTTTAGGTTGAGTCATTATCAATTACCTCAATTGGCTGTCATTAAATTAACAGGCTATTGAGGTGTCCGGTATTACTGATCCACTACAAGGCACGGGACAGGCGTTTCTGCTGGCGTTCAATCTGTTCCAGGGTTCGCCCCACGCGCTGCAGGTCGGTATTGAGGCGTAGGGCACTGCGTGAGCCAATCTGGCCATAACGTTCAGCCGCACGGCTCAACGCACTTTGCCTGTCTTCCAGGCGGCGCGAGGTCTCGCCCAGCGACTCCAGCGAACGACGGGTGCCGCTCATGGCAGAGCGGAAGCTGCTGTTAATCAGCCCGCCAATCATTACGCCGATAGAAAAGTTACTGGCCACGATTTACACTCTCTTCACACTGATGCCTATATAAAGGAAGGCAAGATGGAAACCACACTGAACACGCTCAAGGCCCTTGCCGTCACGCTGTTTGTCGGTGGTTACCTGTACCTGCTGACCAAGCTGGTTATCTACACGGTGACAACCAGCTCGGATGGGTTGGTGTGGGTGCTGATGATTGGCGGGGGGGCGGTACTGCTGAGTCTGGTGATGGCCCTGGCCGCTGCAGTACTGCAGCCCGCCCTGTGGCTACTCGCCGCCGTCGTGCTGGGCGTGGTGGCCCTGGTCAAGCGTTGTCGCCGTACTCGCGTTTGATTTGCTCCTCCGCCTGCGCCAGCCACATCTCCAGTTCGTCCGGCTCCAGCGCGTCAATCTCACTCGGCTGGAACTGGAACCACCTCGCCAGCAGCCCCTGCGCCTGGGTTAGCGCCTTCTGATCCCTTACCCATCCCTGTGATTTTCTGAAATCGCTTCTGCAACTCCAGATAGTCTTCCAGATCCATATTGTCGAAATCTTCCGGCAGCATACCGGTGGCACGGGACAGCAGGATGTCATCCCAATCAGCCGCGTTACTGCTGATTTTACGGGCTGCTTTCAGGTCTTTGACGCTGAGACGCCGCAAGGGCAACTCGGTGATGTTATTGCCTGCGGCACAACTGTAGGGGAATTTAAGGGTAAAACACATTTCTGACTGTGACATGAGGTGCTCCTGTTGGGCGCTCTGACTTGAGGTATAGCAGGAGTATGTCGCTATAAAGCGGAGAGGGATAATAAAGGCCGTTAGCGAATGAAAGGGGCCTAAGCCCCTTGGGGGCAAGGTATCAGCGAGTGCGAAAGCCCTTGCAGTGGCGCAGGAACTCAATCAGCATCGCTTTGCCCTCGGCTTTAGTCAACCCGCTAAACCAGTGGTCGGGCGGTGTCCATGCCTCGATCAGGTTGGCAAACTTCCGGGCCTTTGAGCGGGTGCAATCAATCGGATCATTGGTCTTTTGGGTATTGAACAACGCGTCAACGCCGGGAATATCCAGAAGCGTGAACCAGGTGCCGTTAGCCATACCGATGGAGCCGCAGTTCCCGCCTTTGTCCTCAATTTCAACGGTCATTGTCAGCCCCCAATATTACTGCGGTAATCGGCCAACTGGTCAACACCCCCGACACGGAAGATGTTAGCCAGGTAGTCCAGCTCCAGCAGTTCCTCGCCGTCGATCACCTGCTTGATGTAGGTGCAGGTGAAGCTGCTGGAGAACTCGGCATTCTCATGCTGCTTGAAGGTGCCCAGCGGGTTCTTCTTGAACATGATGGTCAGGTACGTCACCAGCGGGATTTCATCAATCAGCCCCTGGGAACTGTAGCGCTGCACGTTGGAGCGGCACTGCAGGGCCAGCGACTTGTAGGGGTTGGCGGCAGACAGCATCGCATCCCGGTAGAAGCTGTTCCACTTGATTTCCCCCTCCATCTTGTCGAAGCCGGACGGGAGTTCCACCTTGCCCACCATCCCCAATGCCTTGTGCTCCTGCATCGTCATGGAGATATCCGGCAGCTTGATTTCTTCTGCACGGCCCAGCAGATTGGCCCCGTCCAGATAGATGTTGGCGTTGGTGATACGGTTGATTTCAATTTTTCCTGCCATCAGCTTTTACCTCCCTTCAGGTTGGCCAGGTATTCCGAGGTGATTTCGGTTTCAAACGTCAGGCGCTCCAGTGGGGGCGGGGGCGTGTATTTGTAGCTCAGCAACAGGTGACCGGCGGCCAGTTCGGTCTCCTCGTTCCGGGCCGGATCAAACCAGCAGCTAAAGCCCAGCAGTGCCCCGTCACCAATCAGCTTGCGGCCATAGGCATTCACCGACTCGGTCAGCGCATCAATCAGCGCCTGGTCAATCGGCCTGTCCATAAACTGCTGGCTAAAGTAACGCAAGGATTCGTTGAGCATGTCACCGGTACGGCGGACGTTCTCAAAGTTGCGCATATGCGACACCGTGGGCCAGGCAGCCGAACGGTTGCCCCACAGACGCATGCCGGTGCCGTAACTGTTGAACACCGTGGTGATACCTTGCTCGTTGAGCAGATTGACCTCGCTGCTCGGGTCGTCAATCATCGCAGAGAGCAAGCGTTCCACCCCTGTGATCCCCATGATTTCCTGGTTGGACGACGACCACCAGAAGCCTTTGTCCAGGTCAACCTTGGCACGCAGCCCTGCAGCCCGCTGACTTAACGGCTCCAGGCGCTCCGTGTTGGTGGCCGCATCGTAGACTTTCACATGCGGATAACACAGGCGCACCCGGTCAGAGCTGGTGTTGAAGTTGATGGTGCCCTCCGGGCCACGTCCCGCCAGTACCTGGGCGAAGGTGGTGCCGATCGGCGCGTCAATATAGGCCATCGCCCCCAGTTTCTCCGCCATGGCAATCAGCTCGGTGGAAACGCTCTTCTGGGTGCAGTACACCGGGGCGATCAGGATTTTGGCCAGAAAGCCCAACAGGTTGTAAGTGTCGTTCAACAGTTTGAGACCGGTGCGGTTGCCCGACGCATTCACTGCCCCGATGATATCCGCTGCGGTGACCTTGCTCGGGTCGGCATAGGTGTAGGCGGCGGTGACGGTTGCACCAAGGGCCAGTTTCCCGCCCCCCAGGCGCACCAGTTCGCCAGTAGCCTCATCGATGCGGTAGTCAACATCCTTGTCGTAATGCGTGTTGCCTGTCCCGGTCAGCGTGATCGTGAGGATTTTCCCAAACGAGCGAGCCAACGCACTGGCATCCCCATAGGTTGCTGCCCCATTGAACAGGGCACCGAACGCCAGCCGCGCACGCCCCGTGGCCTTGTCAAACGTGACGCTTTCCGTGGGCACGCTGGTTTTGTGTATCGCCGGGTCGAGCACGTTGATCACCACCACGGTACCCGCCCCGTGGTCATAAATCGCGTCCAGCGCCTGGGGGATGGTAAAGCCAGGCAGTTGGCTACCGAACTGCGCCGCATCTTTCTCTGACAAGCACAAGGTAACGGTATTGACCGACCCAATGGGCGCGGTGCCAATCAGGCCAATCACCGCCGACTTCACGGCCTTCACCGGGCGGGCACCGCGCTCGACTTCGATGGTCTCAGCACCATGCAGATAGTTAGCGGCCATCGTTCACCCCCGTCGTGCCGGTAGCTGCGGTTGCAAAGGAGTCCGGCAACGGCTTGAGATAGTCCAGCGCCACCAGGGTTTTCACATACTCATGGTCTTCCGGCAACGCAACCGCCTTGCCTGGCCAGAGCAACACCTCGGCCCCGTCCGCCAGCGTCACACCGCTGGCCGGGCCGCAATAGAGATAATTCATGATTCGCTTTCCTCGTAGTTCACTTCGGTCAGGAGCGGTAAGTCGTTCGGCTCGACGTCCTGGATAAACACGGTCTCCGTGGCAAACGTCAGCACGTACTGCCACACCCCGTTCACCTGGCCCAGAAACCGGTCATGGATAAGCCACACCCGGCGACGGCAGTTCGGGGGCGTCCAGCCCCCCAGTGCCTGGCGGACATAATCCAGGATATCGACAGCACCTCCCTTACCGTTGAGTTGACGCACCACCACGGTGACGGTGAACTTGACGGTTTGGGGCTGAAGCACTGCGCCGATATCCTGCTGATTGCCGTAATCGGAGCTGCCATAACTGACCAGCAGTGCGCCCAAGGAATGCGTCAGGCGAAAAGCGTCGGGGTTCTCCGGGAAAAAGTCGCTGTGCAGCGCCGGTAACTTCCGGCGCAACCGCTCTACGGTGGCTTCGATAACGCTGCGGGTATTCATCAGTATTTCTCCAGCAGCCCATCCGGGCCGCCAAAACGGCGACGACGCCCCCGAACCCGGAACTCGCCGGATTCGGGTTGGTCGGCCTGGGTTTCCTGTACGCCCAGCGTCAAGGTGCCTGACCGCACGGCAATCAGCGCTTTCTCCGTGGCCTTGTACGCATCCTTGATGACCTCCGGCAAGTCCTGATCCGGGCGACGCTGGTACAACCGATGGCAGACCAGGTTCACGGCAAAATCCTTGACCACCGTGGGCGTATTCGCCAGCGGCAGCGGGTACCGTGCCCGCAGATAGGCATCAATCAGTTCGTCGGCATAACGGATCGCTTCCTCGACCACCTCCACATTGACCGTGTCCGGCAACGGCTTATCAAGCGCCATGTCCGACAGGTCATTGGTGAGTTCAATCAGCGTGCGGCGCTGGATCAGCCGCTCAATATCACCGGGCGTACAGTACGGCATCACACACCTCGCAGAAGGCGCACCAGGTCACCGGCCGCAGCGGCGGCATCCAGTGCCATTCCCACCGGGGATTTACCGGTCACCAGGGGAATGGCACACCCATTGCCGTCAGACTGCACGCTCTGCCCGGCGGTCAGTGCGGCCCCTGCCTCGACAACGAGGATGCCCAGGACATTGATGGGCACCGCGTCACCCGGTTGCGCGTCCACCTCGGCTACCCCGAGCGCCGGTAAGCCCGCCGCGCAGGGTTTACCGTCACCGCCCACCAGGCGCTGCTGGGTCAGTGCCGCAGCAGCCACCAGGGTAGTGGTCAAAATCACTTGCTGAGTCACCATGATCAGGCCCCTTTAATGTTGGTGATGATGTACCCGGCATCGCTGCCCACCACCGCCACCTTGTAGATGTCGGTGAAGCGCACGTTGCTGACCTTGCCCCCGGCGCTGGAGTACTTGTCAATGACCGGCATCCCCTTGCGGCGGAAGGTGTAGCCAAAGGACGGCTCGTTCTCGTCGGCGCTGTCCGTTTCGCTCTGTGGGCCACTGACGTAATGCAACATCAGGTTGTCCTGCCACAAATCACTGGTGCTTTTACCGTCCTTGCTTTGCGCCAGGGATTCACCCACCACCACGTCCTGCACCTGGAACAGGTCTTTCAGGATTTCAATCGTGATGCGCTTGCGTTCATTGGCCCCAATCGCCGCCTGAATGGCCGGGTGGAATTTCAGCAGCGAGAACACGCTGGCCCCCATGGTGATGAGGTTCGGGCGCAAGCCAATATTGCCCCGCACCACATCCATCCCCGCCTCAACATCCTTGATCGGGTTGCTGTTGGCCGCTCCCCAGGCCGTGGTTGACGTCAGCTTTTTCACCGCGTTGGACGCGTAAATCTTGGTGTCCTGCGCCAGGGTGGCGGCAAACACCTCGCGACGCAGTTGGATACCGCTGGTCGAACGACGAGCCGCCTTGGCCTCTTCGTTGAACATCGACTCGGCTTCTTCGCGGTAGTCCACGGGGGCGGCCAGGTCGTGCTCGTCCAGCACGATGTCCATGGCCCCGGTCTTCTCGCGGATCATCACGTTGCTATCCGCCCCCGGCGCACGGATGGTCTCATACACCGCAAACACACCCTTACCAAAGGTCGGCACCTTCGCGCCTTCCTTCTCCATCTCGACCACCGGGAACAGGCGCTCACCGATAAACGCAGCGTTGCGATAGCCACGGGCGACGGTGGTCAATACCGGGTCAACGACCCGTTTACCGCGTAAATAATCTGACATGGACTCTCCTTACAGACAGCGTTTGACGGCTGCTTCGTAGCTGATGTTTTCGGACTTGCTCAGGGTGAGCGCCTTTTGGTGCAGGGCCAGTTGGTCAGGGTCGGCGTCGGCGAACTCCACCGAACCGTCGCTCGATTTGCGGCGACGCTCACCGGTGGCCACTTCACTGAACTCCACGACCGGTGACGCACTCTGCAACAGGGACTTGAAGGCGTCGGCCAGCGGTTGGGTGGTGGTGCCTTCGGCAAACTCCACCGGCTTGTCACCCTAGCTGACTGCATCCAGCAGCGCGACGATCACCGACTTACCGGCAGGGGCCAGACGGGCCTCTGTGATAAGCGTGTCGGCAAACGCCACGTTGGCGTCGTGCGTCGCCGCCAGTTTGGTGTTCAACTCGGCCTGCTTGCGCTCGTCAAGCTGACGTTTCAGGTCTGCGTTCTCCTGCTGAAGGCGCAGTTTTTCTTCTTCATCCACAGGTGTTTCCTCCGTGGGGGTTTCAGTTGGTGCTGCCGGAGCAGCGGGGTCAGAAAATGCGGGGTGGGGTTTCCCTGGGGGATTGGCCGCTTCACGCAGCGCCTCCAGTTGCCAGGGTGGCAACGCCTCATCAGCCTTCTCCAGGCCGAATTGTTCAATCATGAAGTCACGCAGGCGCGAGAACAGGGTGGCACTGGTGGTGAATCCCCAGTCGGCAAACTCCACCACCCCTTCATTGGCCTCACCGAACTCGGCAGACTTGAGGCCCTTGACGGCGGGCGGCTGGGCACCCAGAAAACCCACATGGCGCAGGTAGTAGACGCCGGGAACAGGGTTGCCCGGTGAGTCCGGGGCGTAAAAGGCGGCAGAGATTTTTTTGAAGCGATGGTTATCGACCAGTTCTTTAAACGCCGGGTCAACCTGATGCGGCTCGGCCAGCATGTCCTTGCCGGTGGCCGCCAGGCTTTTTACCCAGCCGTAAGCCGGGTCGTCGGTTTTCGGGTGGCCGACCACAATCGGGGCTTCGTGCAGCGCCGGATCATACGCTGCCGCCATCGCCTGGATATCGGCATCGCTAAACTGCAGCTTTTGGCCATGCATATCGGTATGCGTACCGGCCTTGAAGATATGAAGTAGGTTCATGTGTCCCCCGTGGAAGTTCAGGGGGCAGTATGTCGCCTGGGCGGGGGCAAGACTTTTAAACGGGTTTAGTAATGTGCGGGGGCGATTTCAGGCACACTTCGACACCCGGTCAACATAATGTCGGATCATCGGTGGTCAGAAGGGAAAACAACGCCCCTGTAAAGCTTTATAAAGGCGTTGAACGGGAAAAGGGGCGTCGTTGTATCACCAACGCCCCTTGACGCCGCCGTGCGTCTGTCAGCGCCGGGTCACCTCAGTGAGGTAGGACAGAGTCTGGTCTAACAGCTTCTGCTCCACCCGCGCCTGCAGGTTACCGTCAGCATCCACGGGCAGATAGGGACGTTCGGGCAACGTGACGGCAAGGTTACGGCCTGCCTTGCCACCTAACTGGTGAATGCGAGCATAGTCAACGTTGGTACCCACCCCCGCGCTGCTGCTGTCATAGGCCGTGGTGATACTGCGGCGCAGCAACCCGCTTTTTGACAGCGTCATGCCACTTCGGGCCAGTGCGGCCACAGACGGCTCCCAGGCGGGGTGACCCTCATCCTCAAAGTTGAAGTCGGTTTCCGTCTTGAGGGTTTCAGCCAGGCGGCGCATCAGTGGCGTCATGTCCGCCAGTGCCGCATCCACGGATTTCAGCGCCTGGCGGAGTGCCTTGTCGTTGACCGTCACGGTCATCAGTTCTTTCATGGTCTCTCTCCCAACTCACGTTGTGCCAATCCGGCCAGTTTGCCCTGGTATCTGGCCAGGTCGGGGCGATACCCTTCGCCGGGGTTGTATGACCAGCCCACATCCGGGCTGACGATAATCTCGCTGTTGCGCACCGCATCGCGCACCCGGTACTGCGCCACGGGCTGCAGCTCGCCGGTTTTCTCCGAGACCAATTTTAGCGACCAGCCCAACGCCTCCCCGGACTGCCCGACACGCAAGCCGCGCTCACGAACGTCCGCTGCCGACAGGGCGATCACGCTGCAGCGGCAACGCCAGCCATTCGGCGGGTAGAACGCCCGCCAAAAGGGATCGTCCGAGGGGAACACCAGACCATGCAGCGCCAGGTGGCTCTTGCGGGTGTGGCTGTCACGGATGGCCACATACATCCAGTAGGGCCGGTCTGCGGCGTTTTCGGTCATCTCCGCCCAACGGCCTGCGCTGTAGAGCGTGGCCATGTTGGTGCGAAAAATCGTGTCCAGCCGCCACGGACTGCCCTGCTGGACGGTGACGGTTTCCCCGGTGTTCGGGTCGGTGGCCTCGACTTCCCCCCACCATCCCTTGGCCTGCAGTACCGGCGTCAGCGTTTTTTTGAACCACTGCCCGGTTTTGCCTTCCACCACTGCCTGCTCCAGGGCGCGGCGCACATCTTCCAGCACATCGAGCCGGGTCAGCTTGGCCACGGTGAACGCCTGGGCATGGGCTTCCTGCCACACCTCCTCCCAGTCCCAGGAGATGGCGAACCCCTTGGCCTTCAGGTAGCCAATCACCCGCTCCGGGGGCAGACCAAACATCATGGATAAAGCGTCATTACTGAGCGTTGGCATGCAGCCGCCCCCAGACCTTGGCCACGAACAGCACGCGGGCCAACCGTTCCTGCAGGTCGTCAGCCCCCATCTGCGGGTAGAGTTCGGCCAACTGGCCCATCAACTCAGAGGGGGAGACGCCCTGGCGAACGGCAGCGAACAGGGGGGCCAACACGGGGGTCAGCACCTTGTCCAGCTTGCCGGTTTTCATCAGGCTGTCGAGCGCATGGTCAAGCTGATCCTGCGCGTTCAGGTCAGCATCCGCTGCTGCTTCGGCAAACGCCACATCGGTCAACGGCGTGGTCACCGCAGACTCCCGAAGGTCACCCGGCTGCAGGCCATATTCCCGCTGAAAATACTGCGGGGTGAAGATGGCACCGGCCTGCGCAAGATTGTAATCCCGCTTGGACTGGATCTCATCGACGCTCTCCTGCTCCCACATGCCCCACACCGGGCACGGCACATCCCCAAAGTTGAGTTCAACCAGCCAGCGCAACACCTGATTCACCGTACTCACCACCAGGGACGCATCCCCGTCACGGATATCGGCGGTCACCTCCAGCCCGGCCTGCGCCGAGGCTCTGTTACTGTTGGCTTCTGTCGTCTGGTTTTGCCCCAACAAGGCGATAGAGATTTCGCTGCGGGCCATCTGGATCAAATCCTTGTAAATCCCGCTGGAGTCGCCTTTCCCTGCGGCCTCCAGAATCTCTACGGAAGAATCGTCAGGGATAGCGGCCACAGAGTCTTCCACCATGGTTTCCAGCGCATCCAGGATAAGGTCAATCTCGCTTTGCGCCGTGCCACGCGGGTGTTTGCCAATCACCCAGGGACTCCCGTACTTCTCGGTAAAACGCATCCAGAATTTCCAGCCGCCCTTTTTGAAGGTGACGGGCCAGAAGCACATGGAGAGGTCAGGAAACCCATAGGGGTTGTCATAGCTCGCATCCTGCGCGGCCACCACGAACTTGCGCGGTGGCAACAGTTCCCCCGCCAGTCCGGCATGGCGTGAGCGAAAGCGCAACTGGTTGCCATCATCAAAGGAAAACCACTCGGGCGGCTTGCCGACAATGTTGCTGACCACCAGATGGCCACCGTCTTTTTCCCAGGTCAGTTCGGCAGGCTGGTAGCCGAACAGCGGGCCATCCAACAGCTCACCGATAATGCGGTCAATGTCCCACTGGCTCATGACGTCGGTCAGAAACGCCATTACCGCGTCTGAGGCCCCGTTCGCGGTCAGCCCACGCTCCAGCGCTTTGACGGCAGACTTGCGGCGGCGAATGCTGCTGCCGACCAACGGCTCGGCCCGCAGGTCACGGTACACGCTGATATCCCGCCCCAGTGATTTGAGGATGGGGTCGGGGTTCGGCAGGCTGCTGAGATACCCGGTGAAGACGCCCATGGCCCGGTCACGGCTGGCAATCTCGCGGGTCAGGTCGCGCTTGGACTCGGCAAAAGAAACAAACTGTGTCGGTGTAACGTAAATTCCCTTGGCCATCAGTACCCCTCCAGCATGCGGGCAGACTGTCGACGGCGACGCGAATTGACGGTCACCGGCCCCTTGTTGAGTTCACGGCTGGCAAAGTAGGCCAGCGCCAGGGCAATAGCCGCATCGCCGTGACGTTTACCGCCATCCGTTTTGGATTTGGATCGTTGCTCTGGGATGCGAGGGACGCCGTTGATCACCTGCACCGCCCGCAGGTCATTCAGCGTATCCTCATCCTGGGGAAGCCCCTCCAGATTGCCGTCTTCCAATGCGGCTTTGACCGGCGGCATATGGTCACGGTACCAGCCTTCGTTCAGCTTGATCTGCTGTACCCGACTGGCCCCGTAGCGCTGCATGGCATACTCCGCCAGATAGGCTCCGTTGCCCCCGGCGTCAAACGCCGCGCCCATCAGATTGGGCAGGCCATCCATCAGGAACCAGGAAATCTGCTCCTGCTGTTTGAACGGCACGTTACGCAGCTCCAGCACGAACGGCACCCGGCGTACCAGGTTCTTTTGCTGCAGCAGCGGATAGTCAATCGACAGGTCACCGCTGCGACCAAAGTCGCGCCCCAGAAACGAACGCGCATCTGCAGGTAGCGCCGCCAGCAGCGGCTTCAGGTTTTCGTCCAGCCAGTCCTGCGTCTCCTTGAACCGCACCTCATCGGACTTGAGTTCGTAGCCCTCTGGGCAGGTGAGGCGCAAAATCGGGGTATCAGGGGTCATGCGCAGTTCAATCAGGGCACGGGACAGCCAGGCCCCGCCCGAATGGGCCGGGATACAATCCAGCTCCTCGCTGGCCCCGGCACCGTAGAACTTGTACACCGATGCCATCCACGCCTGCTCGGCCTCTGCCGACCAGGTCTGCCCGGTACGCAGGCACACACGGCGGAACAACCCCTCGGCCACCGCCTCCTCAAAGGGGATGCGATGCACGCTGCCGTCACGGCGTCCGGCACGGATATCATTCAGCAACACATTGAACGGGTTTTCGACACCATTATGGGTGGAGATGACACGCACCTTGCCACCCCAGATCAGCATCGCCAGTGCGGCCTTCAGCAGTTCACCCAACTGCTCATGGAACGCAGCCTCGTCAATGACGATGATGCCCTGGCGACCCCGCAGGTTGGAGGGCCGACTGGACAGCGCGACCACCCGAAACCCCGCATCCGGGAACCGGATGGTGTAGGTCTTGATATGTTTGTCGTCTTCTTCCTCCTCCCAGAACCCTTCCTCTATCGCGCTGGCCGCGTAGTTGAAGGCCCGCGCCCACATGGCGCACGCCTGGATATACTCCACGGTCATGTCCTGGTTGTAGGCAATGTAATAGACGTTCATCCCTCCAGCTGATGCTGCCGAAGCGGCGGTCAGCACATTGTCTGCCGCCTCGGCCCAGGTGATGCCGGTGCGGCGGCTTTTCTCAATGACCTTGAGCGGCGAAGGGTCAGCCACCCAGCGCTGCTGATAAGGCATGAGCACCACGGGCACATCCAGGGTGGAGGTGTCAGGTAACATGGGTGTCAGTTGGCTCATGTGGCGATCCCCATGATTTCACGGCGCAGTGCCTGGACGGCTTCGGCGGACAAGCCCCCTTTGCGGGCGATTTTCTCGGCCGCGCTGGCCGCACTTTCGACTTTCTCACGTACCTCGCTCTGAAAGCGTTTGAGGTTGACAGAGGCGCGGGTCAGGGTGGCGATGTTCTTCGAGGCGGTGGCCAGCAACTTGGCCCGGTCTGAAGGATCATCCCCATCCCCCACCTGCTGCAACCGCATCAGGATATCCATCATCTCCGTCTGGATCAGCGCCATCAGCCCCGCCGAACGATCATCAGCATCGTCTCCGGCTTCACGCGCCATCAGCCGTGCCGCTTCAGTGGCCGCACGCACCCGCGCCAGTTGCTGCTCCATCTTGTAGCCAAAGCGTTGCAGTGACGCACGGGTGATGAGATAGCCTTTATCACGCAACAAGGCTTCCAGATCGGCATAACCGGTAAAGTTGTTTTCCGTCAAGGCACGCTCCAGCCAGCGACGTACCTCTTGCGGCAAGATATCGATACTGCTGCGACGCCCCATGATCATTCGCTCCAGTATTTGGTCGGACGGGCGATACCAGGGCCACACTCCACGGTGTACTCCACCAGGTCGACACCCAGACGGGTCAGGTCGGCATACCACATCCCGGAGGGCTGCTTGTTCAGCTCCAGCATCTGGCGGTCAGCCAGATAATCCAGCTCGCGACGCAGCTCCAGCGCGGTAGCATCGGGGTAGATGGCACGGGCCACATCCAGCAACAGCGTTTCGCACGCGGTGTACGGACGGGTTTTATTGAGTGCAACCAGCAAGCTCCAACGCAGTGACTCACGGCGCACACGGGTGATATCAACCATTTTTACCTCCAGCAAGACGGTGCTGCTGCACCAATTCCAATTTGTTGTAAACCGCATCCAGCTTGGCTTCGATCACCGTCTGCCCCCGGACATAGTCCTCCCGACGCACATAGTGGATAGGCAGGTCGGCCTTGAACTCCAGGAACTCCCGCTCCAGGGTGTTCAGGTTGTTGGTGAACTCCCGAAGGCTGGCGTCCAGCGAAGAGAACTGCTCTATCTGGCGCTTTTCCAACTGGGCGAAAAACATCTTGGCCACGCCAAACACAAACCCCATAAAGGTGACCAATAGCCCCACCAGTGCCCAGAACTCGACTTCGACTCTCATTGCTGCAACCCCTCGATGTAATCCAGCAGTCCGTTAACCTGGGCACTCAGTGCCTGGCACTGGGGGCCGTTGTCAGTGATGTTGGCGAGAATGTCTCGCTGGGTGACGCCGGAATCACGTAATCGGGCGTCAGCGGGGTGAACGGGGCCGGGCGCTTGGCCAGGCTGGGCGGTAACGGTGGCAGCACCGTTTTGGGCACCGGACTCGGCAACGCCGAAGGCGGCGTTGTATTGCTGCACGAAGCCACGAGTAAACACGCACTGCACAGCATGAGGCTGGCCCTGTTCGTCAATCCAGCGTTGCGTAACATCATCAATTTTCCTCAGTAGTTGCTGTTTCTGTTGTTGCAGACTGGCGAGGGTGGCCTGATAGCCCACCTCAGCCTGATGAGCGGCAAGCACCTGTGCCTGGTAGCGTTCCTGCCAGGCACGCAGGGCGGCATTATCTCTGTCGGTCTGCTCGCGCTTTTCACGGTCAAAAGTGGCCTGAAGTTCACTCAGCGCAGCGTTGCCTGCCAGCGTGGCGTCACCCTGGCCATGGAGATAGCCTTTCTGGTAAATCCCACCCAAGACCACGGCTACCCCCAGCGCGATCAGCATGCCGCGCCAGGGTAATGATTTAAGCTCCACAGGTTGTCCCTCCCCAAACTAGATAACGCGGCATCAGGTCGTGCAGGATGCGGCGCGGGTACTGCCGGTTCTCGCGCCAGGCGGCGGCACTGCGCCCGGCATTGACGGTTTCGACCTGGGTAAACCATACCGTGGGCGTCAACCCTTTTTGTTGCGCCAGCGCCTTGTCCTTGATGACCCAGCCCAACCCGCCGTTATACGCCGAGAGGGTCATGGCCATCCGCTCGCAGGTGTTGTCTGCCCGGATGCGCTGCCACAGCCAGCGGTCATAGCTCACCAATGCCCGGATGGCCCAGGCGGGGTTGAACGGCTCGCGCTTGGCCAGGGCGGGCATCACCTGGCTGATCCAGTCCGCCGTCGCGGGCATAAACTGTGCCAATCCCTGCGCACCGACAGGCGAGACGGCATCATGGCGCCAGCCGCTTTCCTGATGAAGCTGTGCGGCGAAGTCGGCCACCGGCGCAGACAATCCCCATTCCACGCGGGCCGCACGAATAAGCGTGTCGCGGTGCTGCATTGCCGCCAGTGACGGCTGTGCGGCCTGGGCCTGCGAGAAAAAGCCCCCGCACCAGAGCAGCCAGGCAGTGACCCCAGCGCCGAACAGTTGCCACCAGAAACTGTATTTCCCGGTGCGCGGTTTGCCGTGCAGGGTGACCGTCATCCCCAGACCAAGAGTGACGGCCACAATCCAGGTGATTTGAGGCCAGTTCATCGCTACAGCCCCATCGCAACGCTGAGGCAGACCGCCGCCACAATCAGGGCGCGGCGGATCAGCACGGCAGCAAAGACGCGTTGATCACCGGGATTGACTGGGTACTTGCCTTCCGCCATCAGGACGGGGTCGTGCTTGAGGTACTGGCCAGGGCGTGATTTGGGGAACAGCGAACAGTCGAGCCAGTAACCCAGCACGGCGGCGAGGGTAATAAGCGACAGCTTGTAAATCACCACTGGCAATTGCTGCGGTGACACTAGGGCGATCAGCACCAGCAGCAGTACGGCGGTAAGCAGCCAGCCGCCGAGGCGCAGTTGTTTAACATGGGAAATTAGCGTGGTAACGGGGATTAATAGCGTTTTGAGGAATTTCATGATCTGTCTCCTTGAGTAAGTGGAGACAGCATCACAAATGGACGGTGAAAGGGATTTTAAACCGCGTTAATAGTGTGTACCGGGGGAAAGAAGCCAGGATGGCGGCTCAATCATACCAAAGGATAAGCCTGCCATGGGATTAAAATGCACCGCCAGACTGATTGAAATCGCTGGCGCAAAACCAGTACACGCCCTTATCCGGTTCAATACCGGTCTCATTAATAGGATTGCACGTGTCAACAAACGCACCTTCGGCTACAGGCGTAACCGCATCATGCTCAAAATGATTATCACGCTTGTAGGCGTCAATCGGTCGCTGGGCGATCTCTTCTTTTTCCTGACGCGGTTGCAGTATCGCGTCAACAGGGTGACCCGCACACCAGAAGTAAAAAGAGCGGCCCGCAGGGTGGTGGAACACCCGGCGAGCCGTCAACACACAGAATATTTAGTCCTGTCTCGGACATACCCAATAATCATTCTTAGGGTCTGGTGAAAAAACTGTCAAACAACCTGCTCGTGGGGCTTTGCTGCCATCAGTCTTAGGAAGATGTTCTTTGTCAAGTTTCACGCTCAAATCCCCACCAGGAACATCCATTCTGTCTAAACAAACTGACTGGCAGGCTGATTTAGATATTTTCACCTCGTGAGCATCATTTGATATAAACAAAAAGCAATTATGGTCAGACGCTATGTAACCGCCTGGAATATTATTCTCGCTTTTAATGTGGAACTGGACTGTTGTCACCGGACGCAAATTGTCATCAGATACTTTGACCTCTTCGAAATTGGCAGCATACTTATCTAAGCCTGGACATTGTTGACGAATAAATGGTAACTCGCGTTTTACAACCGGGTTATCGGTTTCAACGTTGAAAACTGAATGCTCCTTGGCTGGGGGGGAAGTTTCATCAGAATCAGCATTATCTCCACACCCAGACAAGATGAAAATCAATGGTAAAAATACGCAGCGCATAACCCTGTCCTTATCTCAATGATGTTATTTACATTTGATTCAGGAAAACAAACCGATCCGGTCTCTTCGACGCGAATCTCCCCAAAATCACCTAACAAAACGGGAATAAACCGTTCTCATAATCAACCGGGTAATGTTTTTCCATCGATGCGGATATCCTTATCGTAAAATAAAGCGGTACTTTTCATCAGGAACATTGTGCTGATCTAATAATAAGAGTCTGCATGGAGTGCTTAAAACACGAGAATAACCACCGTCAGGGCTGATGTTGATGTAACAGACCTTCCCCTTGACAGCATAGGCATCAGGAGCGGAAGACTGCGGTGAAACGGTAAATTTAAGGGTATGCCACCCTGATTTTTGCTTGTAAGTTGATAGTGAAATCAAGTCATTTTTATATTTATTAAGACCAGGAAAAATACTGCGCAAAGCTGGGATTGATGCATTGATAACACCGTTACTTGTCTCAACAGCAAATAGTTTTGCTTCGTTCTGGGTATCATCTTTTACTGAAGGTAACTTGTCTGAAATGCCCATGAAACCAGCAAAAACTGCCACAATAGTAATGACAACCCCAGACCATAGAGCTGTTTTTGTTGATAGAGTTGCCTTAATTGGCTCTGTTGCTGCCCCCTGCTGCAATGGCTCTGTTCTACCGTATTCACAATTATTTAATAGATCATCAAAATAACCAAATATTTCCTGAAGTTGCTCTTTAGTCATTCCCTTGAGGTGAGTCGTACCAAAACGCTTCAGGCAATACCTATCCCTTTCAATACGGTACTCTTGGCCAGTAATACTTATTATTTTAGCAACCAGAATATTACAGTCCTTAAGGTATTTTATCCGTCGAGCGCACTCTTGCAGGATTCCAACAGCGCAATGATAATCTGCTGCCGTCATCTCATTGACTGTCGTCGTATTGAGTTTGGTATGGAGCATCAGCCACATTTCTCGCTTACTTTCGCCAGCTTCAACTAACTCGTCCATTAGCTTGTGTAGGTCACGTTTTTGTAACAATGAGATTGGCTGCTGTGCAGTAGATGAAATATCACCAGCATAGTTATTAATGGTCACATCGCCGCTGACAACGTTACCCACATCTCCGTTAACTGTTTGCTTTAGCTCGCTCATTTTCTCTTCGTGTTTTTATTCATTATCGCCCCTGTCCCCATGGTCACATTACCTTTGATAACGTTCCCAAGAACATCGCCATGAATTACCTGCTCTGCTCGTTCTTTGGATGAACCTGTTGTTAGTGCCGATAACACTGATCCTTTGACCTGAATGGGAGCTTGGCGGTAGCGCTGAAGTAATTCCATTTCATCTCTGGAAAGAGTTACTCCGGATGACTCTCCTGTTAGAACGTATTGAATGTTTGCCCCAGCAGAAGCCAATGCAGCGAGAACTTCCATTCCTGGTGATATAAGTCCAGATTCATACCGGCTCCATGTCTCACGCTTAATACCTGCAAGCGCTGCCGCAGTAGCCTGAGTCAACTTAAGTTTCTTCCGTTCTTCTTTGAGCCGCTCAAATATTGATTTATTAATCACTATCCAACCTTGACTATGTGACTTATTGATCACATAATCTATCACATATAAACCAAACATCATTGCATCAACCAAGGAGGCAACGATGACCAGAAATCAACTGAAGACACTCATCAACTCAACTGGAAGAAAGCTTAATCAGTTTGCTGCTCGTCACCACTTCCCGGTAATAGCTGCATGCTCATACGCCGTAACAGAACCTCGGGTTCATCAACCAACATTGCCAACATCCGGTCGATCAAAGCTTCTGTTATTGACTCAGGTGGAGCTTCCTGCAATCGCCACTCTGCAAGAAGACGCGTGTATTCAGCAGTATCCAAATGCCCTGATTTACCTAGGCAAATAACAAGTACCTGCAAACAAGACATAACACCTTCCAAGCCCTCGTAAAGCAGCTTGTTGGGAGTTTCAGTATCAGCAGTATCCATTTAGTTATCCAAAAGGTGAAAAGTTATGACATCAGACCAAATCAAAGCTCTCTTCCGGCAGCGTGGGATGACCTTCACTCGCTGGGCTGAAGAAAACGGCTATACGCGCAACGAGGTTTATCGCGTTCTTAACGGCCAGGCCAAGGCAAATTACGGCAAGGCCCACGAGATTGCCGTCAAGTTGGGACTCAAATCCGGCACCGTTGCAGCATGATACATGCTTGCAATCAGTGTAACAGCGTTTCATCTGTAGAAAAGAGGGTAAGCATTGATTATGACTATTTCGCCCAACGCCTCCTCATCAATTAAGCGTGCTCTGCGCGTCATGAAAGCGCTAAAAGGACATTCACTCAACGGGATTTCCAATGGAGAACTAGCCAAAGCTCTGGGGGAGTCACCGGCAAACATTACTCGCACCCTGAACACATTGGTCGACGAAGGCATGGCCCAGCGTTTGGACTCGGGGCGCTATGCCCCCGGCATGATGCTGTTGCAGATTGCACAGTCCTTTGCCAACGAGATGGCCTCTACACAGGCCCGCATAGCAGAAATGAACCAGCGCGTGCTTGCTGGTAGCCGTAACTAAGGAGTGACGAAATGGCTCGGCCAAAAAACACCATTACCACACAGCTTGTTGAAGATGTGCCTCTGGCAGAAGACCTGCAACTTAACCTGAATGCTATGACCGAACACCGCCAGCAGATCATGGCGCAGTTTGGTGACGGGCTACCTTATGACCGCAGCCGTATAGTGCATGAAGCCCGGTTCTATATGGCGCAAAGTGCTGAAGCCATGCTGGAAGCAGGTAAGCGCCTCGTAATTATTAAGGAGGTAGAACCTCACGGAGTTCTAATCGATATCCTCGAAAATGAACTGGCTCTCCCATATAGAACTGCCGCGAGAATGATGCAGGCCGCAACTAAATATCTTTCTCCAACGTTGAAAACAAATGTGCCAGCGCTGGCACATTTGGGCAAAACCAAACTCTTCGAGTTAATGACCGAGGACGATGGGGATCTGGCTGAACTGGCTGATGGCGGCACCATCGCTGGTATGACGCTGGACGATATCGACCGCATGACCAGTCGTGAACTCAAAGCCGCCCTGCGTGAAACCCGTGAAGACCTAGACGCCAAACGCCGTACCGTGGCGGAAAAAGACGAGAAAATCAACGAGCTGAAAGAAACGCGGGAAAAACTCAAACGCCTCCCCGTTGATGCAGAGATCAATGAACTGCGTGGGCAACTCTCTGACCTAGCTGAAGAAATGGTCAGAAAAACCATGGGCAGCATCACGGACGGCTTTGTTCGCCTGGATGAAGACACCCTGGCACGAGGCGTGCCCCATACCGGCTTTATGGCCGGTCTGCTGCTGGATATTGAACGTGAAATCCAGTGCCTGCGCTCACGTTTCGATTTGCCTGAACTGCCTGTCCAGACCGAACCTGAGTGGATCAACGGCCCCACCGAGGATGATAAGAATTTCAAGAAGCCTGATTTTCTGACCGAACCCAGCGAGGAACGCTAATCCATGAACGCCATCCTAAACGAACGACTGGTAGAGATTGCCAAGGAAGCCCGGATGGCACCGCACGGGGCAAAAGAAGCCATCTATCAGGCAGCCTGTGAGGAGTTGCAAATCAGCAAATCCACGCTGTTGAAGAAGCTAAAAACCGTGGCTTACACCAAACCACGTAAAAAACGCAGTGATGCCGGTAAAAGCATCATCAGTGAAGCGGAAGTCAAAACGATCGCTGCGGCTATTAAGGGATCAACACGCATGACCAGCAAACGCCTTTACAGCATTGAGCAGGCCACCGACGATTGTCGCCGTAATGGCATGGTTCAGGCGGGTCAGGTGGATCAGGCAACCGGTGAGTTCACGCCGGTGCATAAAGACACCGTGCGTCGAGCTTTGCTTAAACATCGCCTTCACCCTACCCAGATGAAAATTGCTGCGCCGCATGTTCGCCTGGTCAGCCGCCACCCCAATCATGTCTGGCAGTTGGATGCCTCCATCTGCGTGTTGTTCTACCTGAAAAACCCCAAGAAAATCAGCAAGGCTATACGCCTGGGGCAGTCCAATCTCTACATGATGCCAGAGGCAGAATTCAACAAAAACAAGCCTGACAATCTTGACCGTATCGCCAAAGACCGCGTGTGGTCGTTTGAAATCACCGACCACACCAGCGGGTGGATTTATGTCGAATACCAGTTCGGTGGCGAAACCTCAGCCAACTTCGCCAGTGTTCTCATCAATGCCATGCAGGAGCGTGAAGGCGCGGACATTTTGCACGGCGTTCCTGAAATCCTGTTCACCGACCCCGGTTCAGCGTTAAAAGCCCCCACGCTGGGCAACCTGTGCAAATCGCTAGGGGTCAGGATGATCCCGCACAAGGCACGGAATGCCCGTGCAACTGGGTCGGTAGAAAAGGCGCGTGACATTATTGAGCGACAGTTCGAAGGTCGTCTCAGCTTCCAGCAGGTTAACGACCTGGACGACCTTAACGACAAGGCCCGTGCCTGGCGCATGCTGTTCAACCGCAAGAATATCCATAGCCGCCATGGTGAAACCCGCACCGCCAAGTGGTTGGCAGGTATCCGTGGCCATCTGGTCAAGGCACCACCACTGGACGTTTGCCGGGAACTGGCGGTTTCCACTCCCGAAAGCCGCAAGGTTCGGGGTGACATGTCCGTACCGTTCAAAGGCAAAAGCTATAACCTGCGCCCACTGGTTGAACAGGATTTAGTTTGCGTCGGCGAGTCGGTGCTGATCACCGTCGTCCCCCTCAAAGAGAACGTGGCGCGGGTCGTGCTGCATGATGACAACGGCATGGAATGCTTTTATCAGGTTGACGAAATCATGCTGGATGAGAACGGCTTCCCTATCGATGCACCCGTTATAGGCGAATCTTTTGCCCCAGTTCCCCAGACATTGCTTGAACGTAACAAGGCAGAGCTGGATCAACTGCTGACTGAAACAACCTCTGCGGCTGATGCGCAAGCTGCGCTCAAGGCCAGAACGCTGCCGTTCGGTGGCCGACTGAATCCCTTCAAGGATATTGAAGAGGATATCGCGCCGACCTATCTGCCCGTCCGCGGGGAGGCTTCCAAGGTGCGTGGCCCACGCATTGAGCAATTTTTAAATCCGGTAGAGGTGGTACGTACCCTGCGTGAGCAGTTCAAACAGCAGGGGAAAACTTGGAACAGCACATTCTATACCGATATCACGACCCGCTTCCCTGATGGCGTTCCCGCCGACCAGGTAGAGGCATTGGCCGCTGAATACATGGCGCTGACCTCTGAAGTGGTGGTCAGGTTGGTTAACAGCAAGTAACCCAGGAGGAGTCATGCTGGCATTCAAGCAACAGCTACAGGCACACCAGCTTACGCAAAGTGCGGTGGCCGTGGCTGTCGGGATATCAGAAGCGGCGCTGGCGCAGATTGTGAATCATAACCAGTGGCCACGGCAGCATGCCGATGCGGTTCGCCAGCGCATCACCGCGTTTCTGGCGCAGAAAGGTATTGATACCACTGGCAGTTTTGACGAGGTGCAGGCTGATGCAGTGCAGCCAGTCGACACCAGGACGATCACCGACACATCCCTGACCGATAAAGAGGAAAATATGTTACTGAAAAAGCAGGTATTGCTTCCTGACACCCGTAAACACTTTGGCATCTTCCGCAACCCGTTTGATGAAGCGGCCATGCAAAGCACCGAAGACGTTTTTCTGACGCCGGAAAGCCGCTACGTGCGTGAATCCATGTACCAGACGGCGAAATACGGTGGATTCATTGCAGTGCATGGCGAGTCAGGCTCAGGCAAATCCACGTTGCGCCGCGACCTGATTGACCGCATCAACCGGGAACATGCCCCCATTATTGTCATTGAACCCTATGTGCTGGCGATGGAAGACAATGACCGCACCGGTAAGACGCTGAAAGCGGCCAGTATTGCCGAAGCCATCCTCAGCACCATCGCCCCGCTGGAGCGCCTGAAATCGGCACCCGAGGCCCGTTTTCGCCAGTTGCACCGCATTTTGAAAGAGAGCGCCAGGGTCGGACATAGCCACGTTCTGATCATTGAAGAAGCCCACTGCCTGCCAGTGCCGACCCTGAAGCACCTGAAGCGCTTCTTTGAACTTGAGGACGGGTTCAAAAAGCTGATTTCCATCATCCTGATTGGCCAACCTGAGCTGCAGCAGAAGTTATCTGAACGCAGCCAGGAGGTTCGCGAGGTTGTACAGCGTTGCGAACTGGTGAGGCTTGACCCACTGGACGCACATCTGGATGCGTTTCTGGCCCATAAGTTTACCCGCGCCGGTGTCGAGATGGACAAAGTGCTGAACCCGTCAGCGGTAGAGGCCATTCGCGAACGGCTCAGCCTGCGCCGCAAAAACGGTAACAGCGCTGTCGAGACCGTCAGCCTGCTTTACCCTCTGGCCATCGGCAATCTGGTCACCGCCGCCATGAATCTGGCAGCAGAAAACGACATCCCGATTGTGGATGCCAACATCATTCGCAGCATATAAAGGAAAGCGCCATGAGTCGTACTATCGCAGCGAAACAGCGTCGTTCAAACCGAATGACACTGAGGCACAAAGGGAAGCATGTTCATCTGCACTTTGTTGAAGATTTCTCCGATTGTGAGTTTAGCGGTAAACCTCGCCAGTACGTCAGATTATTAGCCCACAGACGTGGGGCACGCCGTTACCGTGCCAAGCCTGCCTTTATGGCCCGGTGGTATCTCAGAGAGCTACTCCCCCAATTGCATCCAGGGCGGTGGGGAGAAGTTGTTTTCGAAGGAGTGACGCCATGAGAAGCCGGTTGATCATCCCCTGCGACAACATGCCGATCCAGATGCAGCTTGCGTCTTCCGGCCTGGCAATAACGCAACTCAATACCATGGGGTTTACCGTCGAACGGATTGAACTGGATGGGTATACCCGGCCCACCATCACCGTCCAGTATGATGCCAATTGTCGACATCGGCAGGAAAACGGCGAGGCCGTCAAGTATGCGTATGGCACGGATGAATGCGGCAAATATGAACGGTATCAAATTCAGCTTTGCAACTGCCGGATTAGCTGGGAGGTGCGGTAATTAATTTAATCGGAATACCTTCTTTATTTATTAACCCTTAATACAGGTAATTAAAAATGGCAAAAGGTAAAACGCGGCTTAAAGCTGCGGCGACTTCCTATGTCCCGCAGTCACGCGAGCAGGTTATTGAAGATATTAAAAAGATTGGTGATATCCAACGGGAGTTAACCCGTGTTGAAACGGACATTAATGACCGCATCGCCATTCTGACCAACAAGCACACCCCTGAGATTGAGGCCATGAAAGCCCAGCTATCTTCTCTGCAAAACGGTGTGCAGACCTGGTGTGAAGCGCATCGTGAGGCCATTACTGATGGCAACAAAACCAAGACGGTAAAGTTCAATACCGGTGAGGTGTCGTGGCGTGCGCGTCCAATTTCCGTCTCTATCAAAGGTGTCGATGTTGTCTTGAAAGCGTTAAAAACCCTGAAACTCGACCGTTTTATTCGTACCAAAGAGGAAATTAATAAAGACGCTATTTTGGCAGATAAAGATGCAGTGAAAGATATTAAGGGCATCACCTTTAATAAGGATAAAGAAGATTTCTCCATCACGCCTTTTGAGCAGGAGATCCAGTAATGCCTATTCATTGCAAACAGTGCAAAAAGCCTGTGTCCCAACTGAACCTGAAGCAGGCTGATGTGGTTCAAACGCCAGAGTTCAGCGAGTGGATTGTCGACTTGATCCTGGTCTGCCCACACTGCAGCCAGCAATACGCAGCAGCGCTTCCTTCCGGCGACCTCACCCCTATGGAGACCCACAATGGATAAACTCGCCCTGTACCGGCAGGCCCTGCAGGTGTTCGGCTACGACAAACAGTTATGCAAGCTGGCCGAGGAGGCCAGCGAGCTGGCTGCCGAATCCAACCGCTTGTTGAACCATCAAGGTCTTGAACGCCGTCTGGCCTGTGAAATGGCCGACGTTGAGATCATGATTGAACAGTTCCGTCATAACGGTCTGGCAAGCCTGATCGACTTTCATAAACAGCAAAAGCTGGAGCGCCTGGCTAAGCGCCTGGGGGTAACCTATGAGCAATGAAAAAATCATGGACAAGCTGAAGAAGCTATATGCCCTGTCCAAATCCAGCAATCCACACGAAGCGGCGGTGGCTCTGCAACGTGCCCAGAAACTGATGCAGCACCATGGTATCGACCAGTCTGACCTAGAGTTGAGTGATATCAGCGAAAGCATCAGCGACTACTGGCCTGTGGGCGGCTCACGCCCCCCTGCCTATATGCTGGGCCTGCTTGCCATCATCCGGGATGCCTTTGCTGTTCAGTCCTTGTTGCTTTCTGGCATCAGTACCCGCGTCAGCTTTTACGGCCCTCAAAACCGTGCTGTTCTGGCGTCCTATACCTTTGAAGTGCTGGGCCGTCAGTTGATAAAGGCCCGTCAAAACTTTATCAAAACACAGAACAAACGCCTCAAAACCACCACCAAGACCAGCAGAGGGGACAAGTTCGCCGAGGGCTGGATCATCGCCGTTCTCAACGAAATTGAAAAGCTGGCCATGACAGCGCGGGAAGAAGACCTGACGCGACGCTGGCTGGAGAAAAAGTACACCCATACAGAGGAACTGAACGGGCGCGAAGCTCGTAACGCCAGAGGCGCGGTGGAGGCCAGGCGAGCAGGCTATCAGGAAGGTCGCCAGGTGCAACTGCACCAACCAGTGGATGGTCAGGAACAGCTAAAAATTGGCGGTGCCGCATGATGGAACCGGTCATTTACCTCAACGGCATTTTTTGGTTCTGCTATGTCGGCTGGTCTGTTGCCGAATTGCATCGCCTGGCAGGAAGCTTCAGACGCTGGCGGGGGATCAAGTTGGCGCTGGCCTGGTCGGTCATTTTCTTGCTGTGGCCATTGGCCCTGCCGTTATTCGTCGATTACCTAAAACGCATCGACTAGGAGGGAATTATGTCCAAGCCGAAACTTATCCAGCTTATTCACATCGCCAGTAGCGAACTCAAGCTGGATAAAGACACCTACAGCCAGATGCTGCTTACCCTCACGGGGAAAACTTCCACACGGGACATGGACGTTCCTCAATTGACCAAGGTACTTAAATCTCTAAAGGGGAAAGGCTTCAAGGTTCGCCCTGCGAAGAAGGCGCGAGCACAGCACCCCCTGGATGATAGCCCTCAGTCGAAGAAAATCCGGGCCTTGTGGCTGGAGATGGCCGATCAGGGGATTGTTCGTGACAGTTCGGAGCAGGCCCTGGCTCGTTGGATCAAGCGTGAAACCGGTGTTGATAGCCTGCAATGGCTTGAGCCAGAGCAGGCCAGCAGCGCCATTGAGAAACTCAAACAGTGGCAACACCGCGCAGTGAGGAAGCCATCATGAGTGATGATAATCAGTTTCGCAGCAAAGGCCCTGAACTGCTGGTTGAACTGGCGCAGCATACCGCCAAGATCATCCGTGAGATTATTGACATTGACCCGGCGCTGGCAGAACAGATAGGGGAAGCTGTGGCAAACAGAATGATGCAGGTGTGGGGCGGGCAAAACGTCTACTTCCCGATGGGGATGATCTGGAAGCTGGGTGTCCGTGATCGGGAAATCTTTAATGCGTTTAATGGCCGCAACCACCAGGAACTGGCCAGCCAGTTTCATGTTTCGGTTCAGTGGATTTACAGCGTTGTGAAACGGGTGAAGAAAGAGGAACTGGATCGCATGCAGGGTAAGCTATTTGATGACGAACCGGACGACGAGAAGTGAATCGTCGCCAATAGCGACCCACAACGCTTTTTAAAGCACGTTCAAAAATCTCTGTATTACTCAAAGCACGGTAGACCCCTTACCGTGCTTTTTTTATTCTTACAGCATACACAGTTCTCTATAAAGGAAAATCCTCATGTTTGATGCGTCGCTGTTGAATTTGCCCTGGGCGACACTGGTCACTCTGGTTTGTGGCTACATAGGCTATTTTATTGCGAACATGGGGCTGAACGAGCATCACAAGCCCATTGACGTCACGTTTTCCACGCTGGTTTTTGGGCTGCTGGCGTCGCTGTTCTACAGCCTGACGCTTCACCTGTACGTCGGTCATTTTCAGCAGTATCTGGCCACGTTCTCTGCACTGGCCTTTGGTGCTGGCTCAGGCGCATTCTGGCGCAAATACGCCCGCAAGTGGATGTATAAATTCCTGCGCCACCATGATATTTCCTGGTCTGACAGCACGAGTTCAGCATGGCAGGCCATGTTCGGCCATACGGAATTCAGAGTTACTGAGATTTATGTGTACCTGAAGGATGGTTCCGGGTTGTTATCACGACGGCCAGGTAATTATGAAGCATGGCCTGACGGGCCGTTCACATTGGGGAATAAGGGAGATATAACGCTTTACGTTACGCATCGCCTGCCGATAAGCGGCGACAGTTGGGAAGAGTGCGAAGGTGTAGTCGATTCATCATGGGGAGCCTTGGCAACCTACGTTCCGGTAGAGCAGATTGCCAGGGTCGATATTCGAAGAATCAAAGCGAGTAAAAAGACGTAATTTCACCGATTACTTAATGGTGCTGGCGGTGCCGGAGGATCTGTTTTATCGTTGGTATCGTCGCTTTTTGAGGCTACAATATCTTCGCCTTTCGGGTTTTCAGAGTAGTCTAGTGTATCGCGCTCATTGTTTTGGGTTGTCATTGAAACCATCCTTTTGAAAGAGTTTTGTCGTTGCGGGCTTGATTCTAGTTTACTCAGAAGGGTGGTTTCAATGGGGTGATTTTGTTTCAACTGGTGCAAAGGAATTACAATCTCGATTCACCAGAACTCACTACAACTCGCTCTAACTCGTTATTTATCTCACGTTGTCGTTCTAAATATCTCACGTCTGATCAGCTGGTAATCGACATCATCCCGGTAGCCGTCGAACGTTACGATTTGGCTGCCAAGCTTTAGCAGTGCGCCAGGCAGCAACTGACCGAGTCGTTCCCGGTCAATTTTGGGAATAGTTTTCATTGTGGTTCTCCTGATTCGTGGCATGACAAAGCACCCGCGTTGCAGGTTCTTTGTGATGAACTGGTTTATGATGGGAGGGGCCGGGATGATGCCCGGCGTCAGATGCCTTTACTTTTAAGCCCAATTTAGTGCCGCATCCCTCCAGGCTGTAGTGGTCTTGCCGAGGCCCTCGACAGTGCAAGGGCAGCGGTAAAATCACTTCTCTATCTGTTACATGATCGAATCCTCTTGGTTGAAACAGCGGTTCACGGCGCCAGTGATGCCGATTCACGCAGGTTCTCCCTCTCGGGCCTGGCTAATCTTCCCCGCCGACGGATCGCCCCGGTGGGTACATCGCATTTGTGCGTACGGGTCTAAACGTCGCGTTCTGCTGGTATCAGTTCGAATTGTTAAAGAGCGCCCGGTGGTCTTGGGTGACGGTGTGGCTGTCGATGGATTCATTTAAAACCTTAGTTGTATTTTAGTCAACAACAATGGTTGTTTAATTTTTGAATTTGGTTTTATTTGGTTGTTTTAAAAGTGAATTTATTTTTCGTGGTATAGTGATTTGCACATAAAACAAACGGAGGTGGGTATGATTAATGCTGAGGAGTTGGCGCAACTGCGCTACCAGGAGATGTGTCGCATAGTGGGTGATGTGGTTTTTGGCATGGTCGCGGCTGGATTCGAAACGAAGAAGGTGGCAATCGCTGACGTAATCAGAACGGAGTTAGCCAAGGGGTTTGATAAGTGGGATGAGGATCAGCTAGAGGTGATGGAGCTGGCGGTGAAGTTGCTGGAAGAGTAGGGCACAAAAAAACCGGCGCAGGAGCTGGGCTATTTATCGTCTTTCAGTGATAGGTAATAGTCTATCTATTGCCGCCTGCAACCTTTCCGGGTCGGTGAATTTGAAAAAATTATACTCATCGAATTGACCGCTTTCCTCTAGAGCAACTTGATATTCACTCCAGAAGTGCATGAGAAAACTATGTTTTTTCTTTTCATGCATATCAATGAAAGATTCAAATTCCGCGTCAGAAATTGAAACATTATTACCATGACCTGGGTAATACCCAAGGCTTATCATGCGTGTCTGCTCTCTAAGTTTGGCCCTGATAATATCAGCGATAGCGTTGAATTCCTTCCTTTTCTCGCCTTTTATTGCAAAGTGATAGCTTAGATATCCACTTGCAGGAACTGCAACAAATGCTACAATCATTGCAATTGTTGCAACAATATTACTATAACTATCAGAGGTTAACATATCCAGTATGTTCACTTTTTCAGACCTACTTTCAACCGCCGCACTGGCGGTCGCTTTAACCAATGCGGTTTGGCTTGTAATGATTTACTTCATTATGAAAAGACGTGGTTACTTCGGCTAAACCAGCCTCATCTTAGTTTCTACACCAACGCCGATTCCTGCATCACTTGCGATAGCGCACAACGGAATACCAGAATACGAACCCGACAATTTCCAGTTCGCTTTCCAGCGCATCCTCATCATCGTTTTCTTCGCGATTAAAACTGCGTATTGTTAACTTGCCGCCCGGACGCCGGTATAGCTGCTTGATGCGCTTAAGGCCATCCTGGTTGATGGCGTACAACTCACCATCCACAATTTTTTTATTGTTTGTATCCACCGCCACGGTGGCACCGTCTGGAATCACTGGTTCCATACTGTTACCTGCTGCTGGAAAACAGATAACCCCTGAACCGTCTGTATTAGCCCCAACACGTCGCAGCGTGGCTTTTGAAAACCTTATTTTAAAACCGTTGTGATCCTCGTCCTGCACGCGTCCATCTCCGCAAGCAAACTCAATATCCCTCAAAAAGGGAACTTCTACTTCGTCGTTTCCAAGCGGTGTTCTGCTGTCCCAAGCGTCAACAGTACCCCACTTATTCTCTGGCGGAATTGTTGATTTTGGGTTATGGGGATGCTTTGGTTCCGAGCCATCAGATAACCATTCTGGTCGAACGCCAAGTACCACGGCCAAATCTGTCAATTTGGTTGTCTCTCTGGCTTTTCCCACTTCAATTTTTTGAATGGCTGCCTGACTAACGCCCACGGCATCACCAAGGGCTTTTTGTGATAGCCCTTTTTCTTTTCTAGCTGACTTAAGTCGATCTGCAAGTGTCATGTTCATCCCCAAAACATACAACTCAAGTTGTATGCAAGCAAACGAATGTAGTTGTTGACTAAAAACAACCTTAGTTTTATATTCAAATCTAATTACCACGGAGGTTGTTATGAACAAAGTCATAAAAACCGCCATTGACATTGTCGGTTCTCAAAAAAAACTTGGAGAGGCCTGCGGTTTGAGTCAGCAGGCCGTTTACAAGTGGTTGCACGGAAAGGCGAAGGTTTCTCCGGAGCATGTAGAGAGCATCGTAGATGCCACAGGCGGCAAAGTCAGGGCATACCAAATTCGCCCTGATTTACCAAAACTTTTTCCAGCACCAAATCAATCCGCATAATGCTGACGCTTAATAACAGGGAAATTATTAATGGAAAACAATGGAATAGCACGAAAGTTAGAACCCCCAATTCTCAACCCGCGTGAGATTGAGGGGCTATTACTCAATCGACTTGCGTCGGTGGGGCAGAAGTTTTACGCGGAAAAAACGGGGATCAGCGAATCTACCGCGAGCCGTCGCAAGGCAGAAGGGTATTTCGCTTCAATGGCCAAGGAACTGGCAATACTCGGCATCCAGGCGGCACCGCCGGAGGCTGTGCTCGTATCACGCGCTTATCTGGCATCGGTAGAGACATTGGCTGATATCGGTTTGAAAGCAGAACGCAGCCGACCGGGGCCGCTGGGGTGGGATTAATGGCTTGGGATACTTTCGTTTTTGACAACATCAACAAGCAACTGATAGCCGAGGGGTTCCCGCCTGGATTGGCTCAGGGGGGGCAGCTCATGGGGCTGATTATTATCGCCGCATGTCACAGGCCAGTAAGCGCGGTGCTGCATATGACGACTGCTTATTTCGTGCGCGTCAGTTCGTGCTGGCAGGATGCCCGAAGAAGGATAAGCCGGTTAAGAAAAAACAAAGCCGAACTGCGCCAACAGCTCGGCCAAGCTTGCTTTAACAAAAACTTGTGAGGTTCCTAATCATGATACGCAAAAACAAGCGTAGAACGCAACAACAGGAAATTACACCGACGGACTACCAGCAATGCCCGGACCCTATCGGCACTATGCCGCCTTCAGTTCAGAAACGTTTCGCGGAAGAGTTTCGAAAGTTGCAACGGGAAAAACAGGTAGGACGCCATGAGTAACACCGCTGAAATCATTCAATTTCGCGCGCCTGTCGTGCGTGAGGAGCTTCGCGTGGCCGATACCGATAATGGCTTCATGCGCATAGCTAACGAACTTACTGACAGTATTTTACTGGCTGATTTAACCGCGCGTCAGCTAAAAATCATGCTGGCTATCATGCGGAAAACTTACGGCTTCAATAAGCCGCTGGACAGAATAACAAACACGCAGATAGCCGAGATGACAGGAATTCATCACACGCATGTTTGTTCAGCTAAGCGACAACTGATTGAAAGGGGGTTTTTGGTTAGTAATGGCACCAAAGTTGGCATTAACAAGCATATTTCCATGTGGGATATGAAGCCAATTAAACAGGTTAGCCAAAACAGCGAAACATTAGCCAAGTCAGCTAATAAAACATTAGCTAATTCAGCTAATACCCATTCGCCAAAACAGCTAAACACAAAAGACACTATTCAAAAGACATTAAAAACAGATCCCCCTAAAGCCCCCAAGGGGGAATTTTCGGAGGAGATTCTCTCACAAGCAAAACAGGCCTTGGAGTATTACAACGAGCTTACACAGGGATCTTGCCGTTCTGCAGAACCCTTCGCAGTGCTGCTGACAGAAACCAAGTCGCGCAGCGCCTACACGCTGCAAGACCTGCAGTTGGTTGTTCGTTGGGTGGTGATGACCTGGAAACGCAGAGACAACACCATCGCCAAGCCGATGAATATCTGCCGGGTTAACCGTTTCGATGGCTACCTGTCCGACGCTGAAGCCTGGCAGAAGACCTGCGTTGATATCGACTGCCAAGCTGTGATCGAAGTCTACAACGACGTGACCAATGGGCGCATGGCACCGGTAGAACTTGACCGAGGGCGCGAGATAGCGATCCGGGAACTGGTCACGCACTTGGCAACCAAGACGTCCGCTGGGTTCCGGGCCTATTTCTCTGCATTCCTAGAAGATGCCCGCGAGTTCTACTTCGGTGGCCCGGACGGCACCGGCTGGCATGCCGATTTTGAATACCTGATGAAGCCTGAAACGCTGCGTAAAGTACGGGAGGGAACCCTGTGAATAATATCGATATCGAAGCCAGCGTGATCGGCGGCCTGCTGTTGAGCGGCTTTAGCCCTGACGCAGCTGATGTGATTGCCACCCTGGATCCCGAAGCGTTTTCTGTGCCGTTATACCGTGACACGTTCAAGGAGATCACCCGCCAGGCAAATAATCGCGGGATGATCGACGGCCTGCTGGTGGCTGAGGCAATGGGGGAGGGGTGTTTCGCTGACATCATGGAAACCATGTCCCGTAACCGCGGCCCATCAGTGGCAAACCTGAAGGGGTATGCGCGTGTGGTTGGTGAGTATTACCAGATCCGCCAGTTCAAAGAGCTGATGGAGTCCAGCTATGAGCTGATCACCGGTGCTCATAATCACGAAATGGCTCTGGACGGCATACAGGCATTCGCCAGCAAGATTTTTTCCATCTCGAAACCGCACGATGAGCATCGACCAGTTTGTACAAGCGAGTTGCTAGGCTCGTATGCTGAACTGCTGGAACAGCGCAATCTCAACGGTGAAGAGTCCGACACGCTGAAAACAGGGATCCCCGAACTGGACGAGATAACCGGTGGCATGAACCCAGTTGACCTGGTTGTCGTGGCGGCGCGCCCAGGCATGGGCAAGACCGAGTTTGCGCTCAAGGTTGCTGAAGGTGTGGCCACCACGTCAGTGCGTATTGGTGATGCCGACATGCCGCGTGGAGTGCTGATCTTCAGCATGGAAATGAGTGCGCACCAAGTGATCGAGCGTCAGTTGGCCAACGCCTCAAACATGCCCGTATCGGTACTGCGCAATCCCGCAAAAAGCATGGGCGACGAAGAGTGGGCGCGCGTTTCCATGGGTATTCAGCGCCTTATTGGCCTGCATGTCTGGGTTGTCGATGCTTCCAAACTCACGGTAGAGCAGATCCTGGCTATCGCTCAACGGCACAAGTTGGAACACCCCAACCTTTCGCTGATTTTGGTTGACTATTTAGGCCTCATTGAGAAGCCGCGCGCCGAGCGTAACGATTTGGCGATCGCGCACATATCCGGCTCTCTAAAGCGCATGGCTAAAGACCTCAAAACGCCGGTGATGGCACTCAGCCAGCTTTCCCGCGACGTTGAGAAGCGTCCTATGGGTCAGCGCAGGCCGACGAACTCAGACCTACGCGACAGCGGCAGCATTGAACAGGACGCAGACAGCATCATCATGCTGTACCGCGAGGCCGCATATCAAGAAGACAGCCCGGCAGCGCCTTTCGCTGAAATCATAGTCACGAAAAACCGGTTCGGGATCCAGGGGACAGTTTACCAGGAGTTCAAAAACGGCCATTTCATGGCTACCGATCAGGCGCATGCAGCGCAAATATGCCGGGCCAAGCCACAACAGGCAGCTACAGGCCGCCGCTATGCGAAAAGGGATCTGTGATGGATGATTTCTGCTTGCACGAAACAACCAAGGCGCAACTGTGGCAGGTACTGAAAGACATGCTGGCAACCGGCAAACGCTACCGCGTCAGCATTGTTGAGTGGAAGGAGAAGCGCTCACTAAGCCAAAACTCGCTTATGTGGAAGTGGAACGGCGAAATAGCCGCGCAGTTGACGCGTACCGGGAAAGGCAAGTTTAACCAGGACGATATTCACGAGCATTTGAAAGACCTGTACTGCCCGCCGAAGCCGATCACCATCCTGGGGGAAACGCGCTACGTGAAATCAACAAAATTACTCGATACCGGCGAAATGACCCGTTATCTCGAACAGATCGACATGTGGGCGCATCAGCGCGGCTTACGCCTGACCATCCCGCCACGTTGCGAATACCGTCAGCTCATGGAGGCCCAGAACGCATGAAAACTTACGCGATAGTCCCGATCCCCAAGCCGCGAATGACCGTTAGAGACAAGTGGGCCAAGCGCCCGCCGGTGCTCCGCTATCGCGCGTTTTGCGACGAGATACGGCACAACCGGATTTCGCTGCCGGAAAGCGGCTATCACGTTACCTTTGTGCTGCCCATGCCGCCGAGCTGGAGCAAGAAGAAACGCGCGGAGATGGCCGGTAAGCCGCATCAGCAACGGCCAGATGCAGACAACCTGCTTAAGTCACTGATGGACGCTATTTATAACGAGGATTGTTCCGTTTGGGATGTGCGCGTTACCAAGCGCTGGGGCGATATCGGGCAAATAATTATCGGAGAAATATCGTGAGACACGTAAAAGATTTTCTTTCTGCATGGGGAAATTGGAGCATTTCCCGCATTGGTACCGAGTATAAGGGAATGTCTTACATGTCTACTGAAAGCAGTGAATGCCGACCATATTTAACAGACCTTGAGGGAATGGTTGTAGATCAAGCTGTCGCCAGTCTAAAGCGATACGACATAGACGGCTACAACATCATCTGCCTGTACTATCAGCAACACGTCTCATGCCGGGCTATAGCAAGGTATCAAAAAAAGCGCCCTGACTATATCACCGCTTATCTTGCAAGGGCTGAGGCGTATGTTGCCGGGCGCATACACGGCTTGCTGGAGCAAGCAGCTTGACCGTGATGATATCCGGGGCTATATTCCCATTGCAGCCGCAAAATCGGTTGCCGGGATTGGTCTCTCGGATATCTATCGACGCATAGCCGCGTTAGCGGTTTTTTTATGCGCAAAGCACAGCCATATTCGCAATTTATGGTGGGCTGTGTGGGGGAGCTGCAAGGCTCACCGGACGGTAGACCGGCAAGACCAACCCCGCACAGCTCACCACCCACCGATTGGTCTCGGTAGTGGTGATAGAAATCTCAATATGAGGACTATCTACCATGACAGCTCAACTCGCATTCCGTGATACTAAATTCAACGTAGTAACTCATAACAACCAGATCTGGCTAACCAGCAAAGAACTTGCCCATGCGCTAAAGTACGCAACAGCTAATGCGGTAACTGCGCTTTATAACAAAAACTCTGATGAATTTACTGATGGAATGTCTCGGGTAGTCGAATCGACTACCTCAGGAAACTACCGCAAAAAAGTGCGTATTTTCTCCCTTCGCGGTGCTCACCTGATCGCTATGTTTGCTCGCACTGAAATAGCCAAAGAATTCCGCAAGTGGGTGCTGGATATTTTAGATCGCGAAGTGGCTATCGGTAACACAGCGCCGGTATTTGATTTCGAGATGTACGCTCATAACGCGAAAGTAGCAGAAGACCATTTCAGGTTTATCTGGCAGATATGGCGCGAAGAGTTAGACCCGGCACTGAGAAAAATGGGATCGCCAATTCCTGCCAGACTGATTGATCACCTATCAGCCATCGGTGCAATAACCTTTGGGCTTTCCCGTGGGCTTGATAAAGCGGTGGAAAAAAATAGCAGTACGCATTGACTGTCCGTACATCCGCACACTATATTGTGCTAAGGTGGCGCAAAGCGTATGCAACAGCGCACCACCAAAAAACATTTAAAGAACCCGCCGCCGTGCGGGTTTTTTCATATCCAGCCAAGGCTGCGCTAACGCGTGGCCTTTTTTATTCCCACCACCCGATGATCGGGCGATGCCCCGACAGGGGGAGGTCATGAAAATGCCAGAAAAGGATCCGAGCTGGCTCGCAGCCGTTGCAGCCTTCTATTACAACTATGCCACGCCGATTAATGGTTTTTTCGTTGCGTTCATTGTGGCATTCCGCCGGGTTGTCTGGGGCGGTGGGAAAGTCCGAGCGGGCATCGGTGAGGCAGTCGTATGCGGCATTGTTGGGGTGTCAATTAGCCCGGCAATCGCTCCCGTCATTATTTTCTTGGTTCACTCTATTCCATGGCTAAACGGCTCAATGGCCACTATTGCTGCTGGGAAAGTAGAAATTGCCGTTAGCTGCATGATCGGCATGTTCGGCCTGTCAGCCATCAAAGAGTTCGTTTTGCGTGTGGCGAATACCAGGTTAGGACCAGCAGGCGAAAAGAAAGACCAGAACAACACCAGCCAGGAATAAAACCATGACAAATTTTAAATTTTCGCAGCGCAGCGAGGGCAATCTTGTTGGAGTAAACCCAACGTTGGTGAAAGTTGTCCGCCGCGCACTGGAGATCTCGATCGTAGATTTTTCAGTGATCGAAGGTAAGCGCACGGTGGAACGGCAAAAGCAACTGGTAGCTACTGGCGCAAGCAAGACGATGGACAGCCGCCATCTAACCGGCCACGCGGTGGATCTGTTCCCCATTGGTGGCGACTGGAATAATTACAAGTGTTGGCTACCAGTGCTTGATGCCATGCACCAGGCTGGCAAAGAGCTGCGTGTTCCACTGCGATTCGGTATTACCTGGACGGGCAACCCGCGCGATGTACCGGCTAAGTTTTTGGATGCGCCGCATGTGGAGCTTCCTGCATGAGCAAATATTGGCCTATAGCGACGTTGCTGGTGGCTATTTGCCTTGGTGCTCTGGCGTTTCACTATCACGGCCAATATGCCACGGCTCAGAAGTCATTAAATAGCACCCAGGCGGTAACGAAAAATGCGCTGACCGCAATCAGATTGATGCACGACATATCAAAGGCCACACACGATGAAAAACAAAAGCTTGCTGATGAAGGCGCGGCGAGAGTGGTTTATATCCGAGAAGCGGTCAAAGACGATCAGTGTGCTGTTCGTGATGTCGCTACTGCTGCCACTGAGCATTTGCGGTTGCTCGAAAATAGAGTACGTGCCGGTAAGCCCACCGAAGTTAAACCCTGAATTAACCGCGGATACGCCGGTACCGAAAGTACCAATGCCGTTCCGATACGTTGATAGCCTGGAGCTAAATGCCATGCTGTTCGTGGCGCTGGGCCAATGCAATCTTGACAAAGCCGCAATCAGGGAGATCGAAGATAAGCGGCAATAGCATTACAGAGCGTCTATGCGTGGGCGCTCGATAATGTAAGATAACCAAGTAGGAATATTTAAATGGACATGAAAAAGACGCTGACGTCAGAGCAAAAAGCGCTTTTTGATGCCCTGACGCCACTACAGAAAAGATTCGTTACTCACCTAATCAAAGGTAAGGGACAAACCAGTGCCTACAAGGCCGCTGGAGGGAAAGCTAAAGGCGAAAACATGCGCAAATCTGCGCATCAAATAGCGACAAATATAGACGTTTTAGCCTTCCTCCAATCCGTACAGCATGAAGCTGTTTCCGAAGCCATCATGACCCGCACAGAAGCCCTGGAGCGATTAACTGTGATGGGGCGTTCACGCATTCGTGACCTGGTGGAGTTCTCTGAACACAAACTGGGCGTGGACGCTGAAACGGGCGAGGAAATTATTCAGGCTGTTTGGCGCTTCAAGGATTCGGTAAAGCAAAGCCCCGAGGCCTTGGACGCAATAGCCGAACTGACGGCAGGCAAGGAAGGCATCAAGTTAAAGCTGCACGATTCACGCGGGGCCATCAAGCAGATCGGCGAGATGCAGGGCTGGGAAGCACCGAAGAAAACCGAGGTTACCGGCGCGGGCGGTGGCCCGATCCAGACCGAGACTGTCAACATGACCCCAGACGAAGCCGCAGAGGCATACCGCAAGATGATGGGTTAAATTATGCCGTTACCTTTCCCGTTCGATTTCAAAAAGCCCGATTATCAGATGGTCTTTGAATGGCGTATGGAGCGGTTACAGCGCATTCGTTCTAATCCTGAAACGCTGCCTGCTCTCCGGGCGTTTTATCGCGAAAACCCCGCACAGTTCATTATTGACTGGGGTATGACGACCGACCCCCGCAATATTGACTACGGTCTGCCAGTGACCATCCCGTTCCTGCTGTTCCCCAAACAGGAAGAGTGGATCCACTGGATTATGGATCGGCGGAAAAATATGGAAAACGGCATTACCGAAAAAAGCCGCGAGATGGGGTTGAGCTGGACGGCGATCGGCTTGGCCTGCTCCCTGTGTTTGTTCAATAAAGAGATGGTGATTGGCTTTGGCTCCCGTAAAGAGGAGTACGTAGACAGCACCGGCGACCCGAAGGCGTTGTTTTGGAAGGCACGCCGATTCGTTGAGACGTTGCCGGTTGAATTTCGCGGTAGCTGGAACGACAAGAAGCATGCGCCCTATATGCGCGTTGAGTTCCCCGATACGGGCGCCGTTATCAAGGGTGAGGCAGGCGATAACATCGGGCGCGGCGACCGAACCACGCTCTATCTGGTGGATGAGGCAGCATTCCTGCTGCGGCCACAACTTATTGATGCCGCATTATCGCAAACCACGCGCTGTCGTATCGATCTCTCATCGGTCAACGGAATGGCTAACCCGTTCGCTCAAAAGCGGCACAGCGGGAAAATCCCTGTATTCACGTTTCACTGGCGCAGCGACCCCCGCAAGGATGATGCCTGGTATCGGAGGGAATGCGACAAAATCGATAATCCGGTAGTGGTGGCCCAGGAACTAGATCTTAACTACAGCGCATCCGCCGAGGGCGTACTGATCCCTTCCGATTGGGTGCAGGCCGCTGTCGATGCACACATTAAACTGGGTATACAGCCAACGGGCAAACGCCTGGGGGCGATGGACGTCGCCGATGAAGGGAAGGATAAAAACTCCTTCTCGAGTCGCTATGGCTTCCTGTTGGAGAACGTTCGGGAATGGTCTGGCGTCGGCAGCGACATCTACCAGTCAGTCGAGAAGGTTTTCGGTTACTGCGAAGCGGATAACCTCGAAGAATTCCGTTTCGATGAGGACGGGTTAGGCGCAGGTGTTCGCGGCGATGCAAGAGCCATCAACGAATTGAGAAAAGAGGCACGTCGCCCCTCGATCCTCGCTACGCCGTTCCGGGGCAGTGGCGGGGTGTTCGATCCGGAGGATGAGGCGGTGCGAGGCGATAACGGCCAGGCCGCACGCCTGAATAAGGATTTCTTTGCTAACGCCAAAGCACAGAGCTGGTGGCACTTACGCAAACTGTTTCAAAACACCTATCGCGCGGTGGTTGAGGGCATGGCCTATAACCCAGATGAAATCATTTCCATCAGCAGCACGATGGAAAACAAAGACAAACTCATCATCGAGCTTTCACAGCCGACCTACTCCATTAACGGGGTGGGTAAAATCGTGGTGGATAAACAGCCTGATGGGACTAAATCACCCAACCTGGCCGATTCGGCGATGATCAACTATGCACCGATGGATACCGCGATGGATATCTGGAACATTCTTGGGAGTCAGTAATGGCACGTAAACAAAAGGTCGCAACGGCTGACTCTTACGATAACTTTGTCGCGAGGGTTGGCCTACAGCAGCCAAACCAGCACGCAGCATCTACCTACCGGGCCAACTACACCAGTCGGAACCGTCAACTGATTGAATGGGCTTACCGTTCGTCGTGGATCATTGGTGCGGCTGTTGACGCCAAGCCTGATGATATGACGAAAAAAGGCACGCGGATCACCAGTGAAATCGACCCAAAGCGCCGCGGCATTTTAGAGGCCAAGTTTGAAGAGCTAAAGCTGTGGGAACGTCTTAACCTCACGCTTAAATGGTCGAGGCTCTACGGTGGTGCGGTGTCATTGATCCTTATCGAGGGGCAGGCACCGCTTACACCACTGATGCTGGACAAGGTAGGAAAAGGCAGCTTTAAGGGGCTGGCGGTGCTTGACCGCTGGATGATTAATCCAAACTTTGGACGCCGCATCAAAACCCTGGGGCCAGACCTTGGCAAGCCAGAGGTGTACGACATTGTGACCACTGCGCAGGGTATCCCGCCGTGGACGGTTAATCACAGCCGACTGATCCGTATGGATGGCATCACACTACCTTATCAACAGGCGCTCACGGAAAACGAATGGGGCATGTCTGTTGTTGAGCGTATCTTTGACCGCCTGACATCTTACGACAGTACGAACGTCGGCGCGGCCCAGCTCGCTTACAAAGCCCATTTGCGCACCGCGAAGATCAAGAAGCTCCGCGAGATTATCGCGATGGGCGGCAAGCCCTTTGAAGCGCTGATCAAACAGATGGATATGGTGCGCCAGTTCCAGACTAACGAGGGGATGTCTCTCTTTGATGCGGAAGACACTTTCGAAACGCATTCATATTCGTTCGCCGGGCTATCCGACCTATTGAGCGAGTTTAAAGAGGATATCGCCGGTGCCGTTGGTATCCCGCTTGTGAGGCTATTCCGGCAGTCTCCGAAAGGATTCTCAACCGGCGACACTGACCTGGCGAACTACTATGACGATATCGGTGCACTGCAAGAGAATGATTTACGGGCGCCGGTGCGGCTGCTCTATGAGGTGTTGCACCGTTCTGAGTTTGGCGAGCCGCTGCCGGATGATTTCACATTTGAATTTAACCCGCTGTGGCAGATGAGCAACGTTGATCGTTCAACGGTGGCAACGAACACCACTACCGCGCTGGCTACAGCGGTGCGTGAATTGGGGATGTCTCCTGCTGCCGCGCTGACCGATTTAAGAGAAACCGCGGGCGTAACGGGCATTGGTGCGTCGATCACTGACGAGGACATAGAGAATGCGAAGTCGCAGTATGCGGAGCATGAATCTGAAACCAGCGCTCCGCCGCCGTTCGGAAATCCAGTACCAGAAAAGCCTACTGGCGATAGTCAGCCAGATAAACGGGATAGTTACTGGCTCTTACGATGGTTCTCAAGCAAGCGCTGACACGGTCGCCGGGTATCTTATCGATTACTCGCAGGTGATTGACAATTGGGCCGCACAGGTGGCCCGTAAGATGTTCCTGCAAGTGGAGCGAGAAGAGTGGAACCAGTGGCAATCTGTTTCGCACCAGATATCTGAGGGGCTTCGCGATGTAGTGGGTAATACCCCAGTGGGGCAGGTTACGCACGATATCGTTTACCGGCAAATCCAACTGATTAAGTCGCTACCGTTAGAAGCCGCTGACCGCGTGAAAGATATTCAAGACCGTGCCATCAGGGCCGTTATCAACGGTGAACGGCCCGATCAACTGTACGAAATGATCATGCAATCCGGCGATGTGGCCGCCAGCAGGGCACGGCTTATCGCGCGTACAGAGATTGGGCGGGCCACTGGCGCACTGACTGAAGCCCGCGCATTATCCGTTGGCTCTGAGGGCTACTGGTGGCGCATTGAAGGCGCTGGCACCAGGCCATCACACCGTAAAATGAAAGATAAATTCGTGTACTGGCATAGCCCACCAACGTTAATAGAACCGGGACAGAAGCACGGAATGACGGGCCTGTAGTGGACCAGTAATCCCGGACACCTCAATAGCCTGTTAATTTAATGACAGCCAATTGAGGTAATTGATAATGACTCAACCTAAACA